GTAATCCTGATATCCTAGTGGCTCACGCTATTATGTGGGCTGACCTTCCTCATCTCATTCGCAGAGTCAAGGACTTTAGAAGACTAAGTCCTCTTGAACGTGTGCTCAAGCCTAGAAAAAACTCCTACGATTACGTTGACCAACCAGTGCTTGGTCGACTATGTTTCGATACTGCTGCTCCTGTAAGAAGTGGCAGCGGCTTTGAACGTGTCTGGAAAGACAGTGGTAAGCCTCAGTTGAAGAACCTCAAACTAGATACGATTGCACAAGCATGTAATCTAGGTGGTAAGTTCGACATGGACGTATTTACTGGATGGACAGAAAGATTCGATGAATACGTTGACTACTGTATGCAAGATACACTGTTACTCAAGAAAATCGATGAGGGTAACCACGTTGTCAACTTCTTCTTATCACTACAGCAACTATGCGGTGTAAGTTTCCGTTCTTGTCACAATGTCACAAGATTTGCACGAGGGCTTCTCCAAAGAAGAACTGATTGGAAGGCACCGACTCGTAGCACACAAGAGAAACAAGAATACGAGGGTGCGTTCATACCACCGCCAAGACCGGGTAGGTACGAGGGCGTTGCCTGTGTGGACTACAAAGGTCTGTACCCTTCGTTGATATTGTCGCATAATCTTTCATGGGAAACACAGGTGCCCAAAGATTTAGCCGGTGAAGAAAACATCAGACAGTTACCAGATGGTACATGTTGGATTCAAGGATGCGATGCTCTACTACCGAGTATCGTTACTGAGATGTTTGAACTACGTGACATGTACAAAAAGAAAATGCGAGAGTCCGAGACCGAAGATGAAAGAAACGGTTGGAACACATTACAACTAGCGGTTAAGCGTGTCATGGCTTCTTTCTATGGCATGACTGCTAGTGCACACTGGGGCTGGTCTGACTTTGACATAGCCTCCGCTATCACAGCCTGTGGACGACAGGCAATCAGATTCCTTATGGAAGAATCAGAAAACCAAGGTTACAGTGCTCTTTACGGGCACACTGATTCAGCCTTTGTACAAGTGCCCTTCGATGAGGCAACGGCACTCGCCAAGCATCTTACTGAAACCGTTCAACGTGAACACGAGGCGAGCCATCTCATTGTTGAGTTTGAAGCATACATGCCCTACTGGGTTGTAGGAGGGAAGAATCTATACTACGGTATATGTTCCTACCCGCCAGAAGATGAAGGTAAGGTAAAGAGTGCAAGATGGGGCAAGATAAGTACACTCGCACCCATATCCAAGAACCTTGAGAACGATGTGCTCAAAGCCATCTGTTCTGGAGCAGACGAGGAAGAAGTCATTAGCATGGTCAGACCTCTAGCGAAACAAATAATGAGAGGGGAAGTTGAGCCAAAGCAGATAGCGACTACCACTCGTTTACAAAAGAAACTCCGAGATTACTCGGACACAACTGGTGGAGCAGTGAAAGCCGCTCGATTTTACAATCAACATCTTTCTCCCAAACAGAAGTTAGGGGAGGGTGATAGCGTCAACTGGGTGTATGTGATTCGCACACCGAATGGTATGCCTCCTATTGACGTAGTTGCATTTGAAGAGTTGAGTGATTTAGATGGTTTCGTTTTGGATTATGACAAAATGGTTGATAAGTTGGTTAAGTCGAAAATCAAGCCCATCTTTCGAGCCTTGAACTGGGATTTGGATAGGGCAAGTGGGGCAGCGATGCCTAAGAAATATTGGTGATAACATGAGTAGTATAGAAGATACAGTTTGTGAGAAGATACTGCGGAGAGCAGAACTAGGAAAGAACAAATACGGAGTAACAATGGAGAGAGACGACCTTAAATTCGTAGAATGGTTAGTCCATCTCCAAGAAGAAATGATGGATGCAACAGTGTATCTACAACGTATTATCGAAGAGGAGGGAGGCGAATGAGCGACAGAGATTGGAGTGCATATGCTAAGTCGTCCTATATCTTCAAACAAAAGGACTACCTAAGAATAACCAAAACTAGCCTGACATCTGACTTTGACTTTTGTCCAAGACAGTATCAATACAAGCGGATTCATCGTTTACCAGAGCCCGGTACAGATGCAATGGTCAAAGGTACGAACGTACACGATGCTATTGAGAAATACTATGACAACGCTCTACCAGTGCTCGATGAACTTCATACGCTCGTGCAGAGGAGTAAGATGGATGAAGCACTTGAACTGGCTCTAAGAGTTATACCAGAGAAGGAATACAAGTTAGGAGAAGAGCCTAGTATTAGACAAAGATTACTTTGGGATTTACAGCGACTCAAAGCATCTGGTAAAGAAGACTACTTACCTATCATCAATGAGTCAGAGATTCACGCTTTTGTTGAAGAGAAAATAACATTCAATGGAGAAGAGTACATCATTCCTGTACACTATGCAGGGAGCATTGACCGTGGTTACAAAGCCGATGAAGACGGTGTTGCTTTGATGGAGTTGAAAACTGGCAAGTGGGTACAGACTAAGAATCGTGAGGGAGATTGGCAAGACAGTAAGTTCAAATTGAAGTCAATGAGAACTGAAATGGCGTTTTACAAGAAACTACTCAAAGTGGCCGACCATGAGTTTCAGAATGTTACTCACTGGGGCTGGGTGTATCCATCTGGCACAGTCGATAACCTCGACCCTCTGAACAAATTTGGTTACGAGCAAAGGGCCATCAATCGTATCTTTTACGAGCCTTGTACTGGTCGTCGAGGTACGACCTATGAGAAGGCTGTTGAAAAACTCAAAGTGGCACTGCTGACCGCTTACCTTGCTAATGACTTTCCTACGAGTCCTAGCAGCGGTAAGTGTGCTTGGTGCAATTTCAAGCCGATATGTCCGGCATGGGGTGGTTCTAATGACCCCCAAGAATATCTTGATAATTATACAATGGAGGAAGAATGATGAATAAAAGTATGTTGAGTAGAACAATAGAGACGCTATTAGCACCTGTTTTTGACCGAAGTGTTGAGGTAAACTTTTCACATCTCGGTAAAGATAAGGACTATGGTATAACTATCCAAAAGACATTGTATGAGTTTGAAGAAAACAGCAACGGGCCCAAGGGACCAATGTATGTTACTTTGAACACATACCTGTTACAGGATACAGAAAGTCTATTGAAAACTCTCGGAGAAATAATCGAAAGCAGGAAGTGAGCATATGAAAATAACCTTTGATTTTCCAAGGGAAGTTATGGAACTTGGAAATGAGAAGGGTAGAGGCTTCCGTAAAATCGTTGAAAGTAGTAGCGACCTAGAGAGGTACTGGGAAGGTAAGAACGGCGTATCCAATGCCTTCATGACCGTGTACGGCTATCGTGCAACCAAGCCTCCTTTTAACAAAAGAGTCGACTTATTGACGCCGATTGTCAGGCATTTCGTTATGGACTTTGACCCAAAGGATTTTCGCCAGCGGGACAGGCCAAATGTTGACATCGAGCGTTCCTTAGACCAAGCACTTGTACTTCATCGACATTTACTCAAAGAAGACATCCATCATGGTGTCTGGTACAGTGGTGGTGGGTTCCATGTATGGGTCGGATTGGACAAGCCGTACATGCCCAGCGACGGTAATCACTTATCTGCCATAAAAGATGCAGGTATGAGAGTGGTCAACGACTGGATTCGTGATTTCAACCTATTTTGCTCCGACCCAGCAGTACCTTTTGACACAAGTGGTATGATTCGTATACCAAACTCGTACAATTCAAAGCGTGGACTCTGGTCAATACCGCTAAGCACGAATGATATGGAGAAAGGTATCGATTATATCATGGAAAAGGCTCTTGATGCCCACTTTGGTATGATTCCTTACGGTAACAACGGGTTGCCGCTTGAAGTAAAGAAGAATTATGGAAAATCCAGCATATTTAGCACGTCATCAGTCCCAATTGACCTTCCTACTGTGTCAATGGACGGTGTAACCATACTTCCGTGCCTAAATTCAGCAGCATGCCGACAGGGAAGTAACCCTAGTCACGATGCAAGAGTGCAGTTAGTCAAATATTTATCAAAACGCTTGAGAAACTTCATCCCTGTAGAAAGAGTGAAGCAACAGAAGTTAGAGGAGGACACAGAAACCATCGTCAGTTACATCAAAAGCCTAGACTGGGCTGATTTTGACGAGAGGACAACACGTTACCAAGTTAGTACGATTGTCGGGACTGAATATCCTCAAACTTGCGCTATGTTATTCAAGAAAGGTATGTGTCTGGGCAAGTGTAAATACTGGGACAAGACTGGAGCAATAATAGAAGAGGTGAAAGAATGAAAAGTTTCATAAAAATAAATGGAAAAAGAAGCCTTATGATTGCTAACGTAATCGGTTTGTTCAACGGAAATAGTCACTTGACTACAGACGAAATAAAGAGTAAATTGCTCTCTAAAAAAATTAAGTTATCAATCAATCACAATAGTATCTCTTCTGTACTATCGATGTATCCCTTTTTCAAAAATACCGGTATGGTCAAGAAAGCAAACTATCAAGATGTAGGTGGTTACGAAATCAACACTTGGTCACTTGACTTAGATTTACTGGTCAAGAGATATAAGACCGAGCCAAAGTCAGGTCAAAGGTGGATGTTCTTCGTTGACAAGTCAAGCCAGAAAATAACGCCTGTTTCAAAGTCAAATTATAATTCGTTTTTACTGGAGGTAAATGATGGAAAAAAAGAAGAGTGAATTTTGGAGAGTAGTGACAGCGATTGTCTTGATTGTTGTACTCATCCCGCTCATCCCATTCGCTTGGCTTTATGATAAAATAAGGGGGAAATTATGATGGCAAAGAAACCACCACTTATCATCGACTCTAATGAAAGAGGTCCACTCATGAACGCTGTCGTCAGGGCAGCAGAGCGAGAAGGCTTCGATATCAAAAGAGAACACCTACAAGGTATGGGCGACTACAAAGTAAGCCATGCTAATATTGAATGTAAGAGCCTTTCCGACTTATTCCAATCAAGTCACAGTGGTCACCTCATGCGACAGATAGAGAACCTCGATGCGAATTGCGAAAGAGTGTTTCTTGTCGTGCACGGTGATATCGCTAAGTACGTTTCAATCTCTAAGAAACAAGGTAGGAACGTCACATACTCCAAAGTCATGAATGAATTACTTGGTACATTTGCAAGGATTACAGCAGACTTTGATTGTCATATTTACAGAGCCAAAGACTACAGCGAAGCAGCAATGTTCATCGCCAAACTACACAGTAAGATGAACAAACCTGCTAGTAGACATGGTGCGAGAGCCGTCACCAGAGTAAGTACAAATGATGTACGTGCTGACATGTTGATAACAATACCCGGATTTGGACCGGAACTGGTTGATAAGTTGTTAGAAAGGTGCGGCTCGATTGAAGAAATGCTCTTCCCCGAATCACTTAAACAGGTAAAGGGAATGGGCACCACTCTGCGTCAAAGACTGATTGATGTATTGACATCAGAGGAACCAGTGAAAGTCCAAAAGACATACAATAAGAGAGGGAAAGGAAATGATGGACCACAGAGCAGATAAATATGAATGCGTACAAAAATATCCTATTTTGAAGGGTTATCTTGAACACTTTAATCAGGTGAGTAAAAACAACGAGATACCCGGACTCATCTCATTCTTTTTCATTCTAGGTCAGGCCGCTGTACCCTTTGTCAGAGTACCTGTAGGGGGCAGCAACCTTGACCCAAGAGTGAGTATATTCTGGATTCAAGATACGAGAACTGGTAAATCAGCAGCGTATCAAATCATACAGAAAGTGCTTGAAGCAGCGGGTATGGAAAGTAATGATTACAACTCAGGTAACGACGCTGCTTTGGTAGGTACACTGGTACCAGACCCTGACTCAGAAGACAAGAAAAATCCTGACATGATTGTAAGAGAAGGTATACTCGCAGGTCGAAAGGGTTTGAACTTTGACGAGGGAAGCGTGATACTCAAGACAGGTCAGCACAACGAAAACACCACACTGTTCTTGCAGTCCGCTTTGAACTCAGCAGGCACTGGGCGTAACATACTTACCAAGCACATGGCTAGAGATAGTTTTACTGTCAAGTCAGAAGTGTCTTTGTGGATTACGACTTATCCGCCCAAAGGTATCAAAGAGCACGTTCTTGACAAGGGTATCTTTCAACGTGTACTGACTTACTGGAGGAACTGGACTCTTGAGATGAAGAGAGAAATCAATCACATGCTGGCTGAATCAGTTTACCATCAAGCGAACTTGGAGATGTCCTTTGAAGAGGTTGTTGAATTCTTCACAGATATACAAAGAGCGTTGAAAAGAAGGGTGCTTGAATTGACTGACATACCGCCCATGGAATGGGACGAGATGCACAGTGATGACCAAGAGAAAGAGGTCATGGGACTCATGCATCGGATGTTCACACCAGACGAGGCTTACGTGCCCGCTCTGATTGCTGCCATCGATGAATACTACAACGTCGTTGAAGTTATGAGCCCTGACAAGCAAGGTATCTGTGCCTCGTTTATTATGGGTCTTCAAAATTACACCAACGTCATCGCTCATCACATGGCCATGATAGAAGGCACTTGGGTCGTAAGAGGCGACCACGTCGACATGGCCAAGGAGATACTACTAGACTTGTATGACAATCTCATTCAATGGCTTGAATCTGAGGTCAACATCGGAGCCGGTGCTAGTGAAAAGAAGAAGATGGAGAAGATGTGGGTCGATGCATTCAAGCAATGTGAACTCTTTGATTTCGATGACCATCGTGCACAAGGATGGGCTAAGAAGAAAGAGGTCATGGAAGTGTTTGGAAAGTTAGCCAACTTCAACAGTTATGCCAGCGTGAACAACAAATTCAATATGTACGCTGGTGAAATATTTAGAGACACAAGAGAAGGGGTCAGGATATACATCAAGATAAGAGATGATTATGTGATTCCCAAGGGGGTCAAGAAGTGAGTGCCGAATGTGTGATATGTAGTTCGGTGATAGGGGACAACATAGGAGGCTTTTATGTTGGTCAGCATCATAAGAATGCAGTTTATATCTGTGAATGGTGTAAAATGTGCATGGAGGACATACTATGAATAAGATGCTCGCCTTGGATATCGAGACTTCTAACTTCTCTCACGAGATAGGAGGGTGGGGACAAACACACTTGTTTGAGCCAACTGTTGTCGCTACATGGGATGGAGAAACAGGCACTGTTTACTCTAATGAATCAGTATCAAAGTATCTACCAGAAGATACAATTGTCAAGAAGATGCATCCCCAGATTCTAGGCGATGACCTTGCGAAGCATGTTTCAGATGGCGGGCTAGTCCTCGGTCATAATTTAAAGAAGTTCGACTTACCAATTTTACGAGATTCACTTGATTGTTGGACAGCGGGTGACATCATGGCGAAGTCGGAAGAGCAGGTATTTGACACCTCGACTCTTCTGAAATCTATCACGGGTCATGCAGTGCCCCTGTCAGATGCTTGTTATCATACATTAGGAAAGGGTAAACTTATGAACAGCCACGATGCCCCAGTGGAGTGGAGGAAAGGCAACTACGACAAGGTTGCTGAATACTGCCTAAAAGATGCTGAATTAGTTTACGAACTTTGGAAGCATGGATTGGAAGAGGGAATTGTGAAAGCACGGTGCAGAAGTACGGGCGAAGTAAAGGAGTATGAGGTGGACTGGTGATTTGCGAAATCTGTAACACTTCTTCTCCAGAAGGTATGAGGTGCGCTAAGCGTACTGTTTGCTTCAAGTGCATAGATAAATTAATTGATACTTACTTTTACGAAAGAGTTAGTAAGAGAGGGATAAAAAATGAAAGAAAACGAAAGTAATACGAGTGCAGTAGTGCACAACATTAGAGCAGCCAAAAGAGCAGTAACGACCGTAAAGACCACACTTGGTCCGATGGGTATGGATAAAATGATGGTAGATGCCGGAGGTAACGTCATCGTCACAAACGACGGTGCCACTATCCTCCAAGAACTAGACATCACGCATCCTGCCGCCAAGATGGTAGTTGAAGCAGCGAACACCCAAGAAAACATCTGTTACGACGGTACGACCAGTACAGTTGTACTTGCAGGTGAATTACTTGGTAACAGTGAACTCTTGTTTAACAAGGGTCTTCATGCCAACATTATCTGTCGAGGTTACAGAAAGGCATCGAAGTGGGCAACTGAGCACATCAATACATTGACAACCCCAGCCAAGAAACATCTTGCAAATGTTGCCAAGACATCAATCACTGGTAAAGCCTTAGAATCAAGCATGGAGCATGTCAGTGGTCTTTGTGTAGAGGCTGTTGAAAAAGCAGGCGGCGAGTTTGAAAGAATCCGTGTACTGTGTCAGCCCGGTGGTAGTCTGGATGATTCTTCTTGTTTCTCCGGTGTAGTATTGCACAAGGAGTTCATGCTCCCTGCCATGCCTCTCCAACCTACAGGTAAGGCTATCTTACTTAACACAGGTCTTGGAGATACCAAAAGTGAAGACAACGTGCAATTGTCCTTGTCATCAGCCACTGAATATCAACAGTACAAGAAACAAAGCGGTCGTGAACAATGGATAGAAAAAGCACAATCAATCATAAACATGCTACCTGATGGCGGCGTAGTATTTGTCAGAGACAACGTCAACGAAGTCGTTGCAGCAACTCTGGCTCGTGAAGAAATCTCACTTGTACATAGGCTTCCTGAAAGTGACATGACAGCGTTGGCTAAACTATTGAACACCACTGTCTGTCACAGCACAGATGATTTGGTAGAAGCCGTTGATTGTGATGTTGAATGCAAGCAAATCGGTGACATGAAGTACGTCGTTGTCAAAGGTGACGGAGAAGTAACTACACTTATTCTACGAGGTGCTACTAAGCAAACCCTCGATGAGACTGAGCGTGGATTTGAAGATGCACTCGGCGTAGTGTGTCTTGCTTACAGTAGTGGTGAAGTTGTAGCAGGTGGAGGCTCTGCCTATCTCAACGCAGCCCTCTATCTTCGCTCAAGAGCAGCAGAGGCTGGTGGTAGAGAGCAAATGGCTATTGATGCCTTTGCTGACGCACTAGAGTCAATCCCAGCCACTATCGCTGAGAACGCTGGTCATGACCCACTTGATACCATACTGACACTCAGGAACGAGCACAAGGCTGGTAATACAGACAGTGGACCTAACATTGAGAATGGCGGTGCTCATTCAATGAAAGCCGAAAACGTATACGAGCCTTTGGAACTTGTTCGACAAGCGATTGTATCTGCGAGTGAAGTGACCATCAGTATTCTTCGCATCGATGACATCATCGGCAAGAAAAGCGAGTAATCACTTAGCCTTCTTTAGAAGATAACGTGAGAAGCGACCACCTGACCTTTTTGACAAAGGCTCTCTTTTTCGCTTACGCTCTCCTTTGAATCCAAGTTGTCCGTGAAAGCGAACATAATCGCAGTAAGAGCACTGGTGTAAAACAGCAGGCTCACCGCTAACATAACGACCAGATATCGACAGCGGTAAAGAAATGCGGTTACAGTTCTCGCATCTCTGTTTGAGTGTGTCGATAAGTTTACCCATCAACTCACCGTATGCAGGTCTACTTTGTGCCAATTAGCACCATCGTAAATGAACTTACCATACTTGTTGATAGCGACATCTACGTTGATTTTCGTACTGGTACTGTGACCTCCGCTGGTTGAATCAAAGTGAAGAGTGTGACTTCCTGCTTTATGATAAATCTCAACAATATGACCTGCTGGGAAAGCACCAGTTGGATTTATTGTTCTATTATTGTCAGTGGTTACTATCCAAACATTACCTTCGTCAAAAGTAAACGTAACATTAGCACCCGTTGTAACGACTTCTAATCTATTAGGTCCTAATACATGAGTGCTAGTAGCAGGTGTAGTATTGAGATTCCTTGGTAAAGCAGCGTAAATCAGAGCATGCTTGTTGCCACTCACGTCTTCCATATGACTCTGCCACAATGCACCAAATACACTTCCTGCCAAGTCTCCATTTTCTGGAGAGGCAAAGAAAGCATCAAGGTCAGCCGCAGAATCAATTGAGTTAGCAGTATCTACATTGTTGATACCACCCTTGGTCATAGGGGTTAGATACATAGGGGTGTTACGGATGTATGTCCTTCTGTCATGAATAGTAGGTGTGCTGTTAAGAGAAGTAGTGACACTACCTGCTCCACCAGTCATGGTGTATCTTACCACGGCTAATACGGTGGTTTGGTGATTCAAGTCTGTATTTGCACCGATACTTGGTGAGGAAAGAAATCGGTTAGGGATGAGAGGTGTACCACTTGTCGGTGCGACTGGCGTTCCCATTTCGTAAACCAAATGGGCTTCTGGTGTGCCTCTTCCAGCGATAAATACAGTAACGAATACATCGCTGTTTGAAGCAGGTACGCTTGGCAAGTCACCACTATGACTCGCACCACCACCTGTTGTCCCTACGACGAAGGTCTCACTTGAGCCGGGACCGTTAGCAAACTTGTAGAGTACACCATCGAGTACGCAATATCCGCCGTATACTTTCAGTTCACCTTGTGAAGAACCTACTTCAATAAAGCCGGGAGTAGCGGCAATAATACTGTTGCGGAGGCTGTCACCTTTGGCTCCGTCTCCTAGCCTCAGTATACCGTTACCGTGCAATCCTTCATACAAATTAGTAAGACTTGGTGAAGTTAGGCTATCGCCGTCTCTCAGTCCTAATGAGTTAGTACCCATGGCCGTTGCGCTCGTGTGTCCTGCTTTTGGATTGGTCATATTGTCACCTCAATAAGTGCGGAGAACAGTATCTCGTTGTTGGTCGTCTTAGTGATAGCATTGTAAGTGTATCGCATAAAATCAGTGGTATCAGTAGAGTCTGATGGGTTCTTGTATCTTACTACAACTTCTCTCAACGGCTTGTTAAACGTAGTATCTAGTGCTAATTTTGCTTCAACAAACAGCGAATTATCATCTACGACCCTCACCGAGGGCGTAACAACTATAGCCGGATTCCCAATACCGCCGTCCTGTTGCGTAGCAATCGTACCATCAAAACCGAATACGACTTCGTTTATTCTATCTTTCAAGGTATTTATCAAAAATCTAGTTCCTTCATCTAATATTGGCATCTAACCCCTCCTACTTCTCAAGTAAGAACTTTGACCAGTACCGATTGTCAAGTAGTTGTTATTTGTTTCTGGCACTGTTGCAGTTGAGAGTATGAACAATTCATCGTTATTGCTGACAGGATGCACACTAGCCGTCTTAATAACTACGGTAGTAGCACCGACTGATGCAGCGTGTATATGACCTAACTTGTTACCATTCTCAGTATACACTGCTTGATTATCAGTAGTGAATATAGTCGTGGCATTTACACCATCGACAGTGAAAGAAGTAGTACCGATTGCGTGTCCACTACCATTGTTGATTAACACGCCAGTATTTTGTAGTAGTAGTTTACCATTGATAGCACTTCTTCTTGGTATTCCTAGAGTATGACCTTTACCTTTGTTGATGTCTACTCTCTCAGCGATTTCCCAAGACACTTTCATTTTGAATCCAAAGGCGGTGCTGAACTCTTCAACCTTGAACTGTCTGTTTCTGTCAAGGTTTGCTTCAAGGCTACCACTGATATCCACTTCTTGGAAACGCTGTAACACGTCTTCAAGGGTGACATCAACCGAGTTGACGTGTAAATCACTTGTCCTCTCTACTAGATTATGCTTTGCACCGAGCACGACATACCTTTCGTTCTCAACTCTTGAACGGTAAGATACCATGTCGCCCGGATGCATTTGTGTACTCATGACCACATCTCTCATTTTACGAGAGCCAGTTGCGTTTTTGGCCATCTTGAGCATGCGTCTACCTATCAATCTAGCACTTGCCTTTGTCACGGCTGTAGGTGCGAAGATACCGCCCGGTACTTCATTGACGCTATCGGATTGTGAACCAAAGTCGTCAACCTGTACAGCGTTGTCATCGTTGTTGGCTCTTGCTTGTCCTCTCACGATAACACGATTAGGAACAGACTCATTGGAGTCGGTATCGATACCGCCTGTTATTTTGTTCTCTGTGAGAAGATATTCACGCTCAATTTGATTCTGAGGGAAGTAACAGATGTTACCGTACCTGTCATTTCTAGGACCGTAACCATCGTGCTTTGACAAGAACCTTAGTGCACTCGATGCCTCTACTCCAAGGAAGTCTTGGGCTACAAAGGTGCCACTAGGTGATTTAGCCTTGACACCACTCAATGAGTTCTGAGTTCCTTTTGATACCTTGATAGCAAGGTCACTTGTTCTCAGCCCGACACCTAGTTTCTGTGCAAATCTCACCGTCTTATCTGTAAATCCTATCTCAGGCAAAGATTTACCTTTCATGTTTTCAAGCCCATATCTTGTACCTTTATTCGCTGTTTTGATTTCTGATACAATCAATGACTGATTTCTGTCGTCAGAAGCAACGATTAGTGGAGGAAGAGTGCTAGAAGTTGTAACCTTGTCAGTGTCATAAAACAGTGCACCTTCGTAGGTCATACTGTCTGTAGGATTGTGCATGAGTTTGATGGTGTCGTTCTCTTCGATGAGTTTGTAACGCTTCTCGGTAGTCGGTACGAAGTCTGTATTGGTAGGTTTATTGACAGCAAAGCCACCTGATACTTTGGTGTACTCACCGTGTCGAACAGCGTTATCGACAAACCGTGGCTTACGCACTCGCTTCATCACAGCGTTCTGGTCAGCGTCAAACCGACCAGTTGCGAGATTCTTACCTAGTGCCATACTCACTCCCCCCTCAACATACCGATGGCTTTGTTGTATCTCCGAGCGAGACTCTCATGTGGTTGTCTTTTTAGATTAGCATGTAAATCAGCAAGTTTTACTTGTCTTGCTTCGGGATGTTCTTTGACTCGTTGGATAAAATCAAAGTATTGTTCTCCTTCACGGCGAGTCAAAGCATCAATCGCTGAGCCCACTTCAGAGCCAAATCGTTCATGGATTTCGTCCAAACCAATCCCAGTGTCCTCTACTACATCGTGCAAGTAAGCGATACGCTGTAGATGCGGGTCATTGAATCCGCTGGCAACATCTTCTACGTGTGTCATGTAAGGCTGGTCTCCGTATAGTTGGTCACCATGCGCCTGAGTAGCAAACTCACGAGCCTCTTGAGGCATCTTGAGTAATCGCCAAGCCTCATCTATCGGTGTCATGTTCACTCCAGCCCTAATGATTTTCGCCACATTTGTATATATCTTGCCCTTTGTTCGGGAGGTACGTTAGGATGTCTTCCTACTCTGTAAAGTGCTTGATTGAAAGGAGTTGTTCTTTCTAAATCATAAGGCTCTCGTCGCCTTTCTGATTTACCTTCTTCTGCCAATCTTTGTGAATACACTTCTTCACCCAAAAATGCAGGAAACTCGCCATGTGCTACATTGTCACTTTGACCTATTTCAGGTAAAGTAGCAGCATGCATATCTTCGTGAATCAAATCACGAATGAAGTTTTCAGGTTCGTTATGCCTACCATCTTTGGTCGGCATGAGTCTTACTGATGAATCTAAAACTTCATTCGTTTCAGGGTCATAAACAGTCCTTCCTATTTCGGGGTGGTCTTCATCTGGTGAAGCGATTCGGGCCTTGAGCAAAAGCCAAGCCTCATCTATCGGTGTCATGTTCACTCCCCACTATGGTCTCCAGTATTATAAGATGCATCCCCATCACTACCCTTTGGATGCAATGTCTGACTGAATCTTGGCTGTACTTCGTAATCACCTTCTTCGTCGTCTACTGAGCGGCGACTCGCATCGGCTCGGAAGTGCTCAAGTGTGTTTTCACTCATGACCATCCTAGCGACAGGAGAACGAATGTCAGTCTTATCATAACCTGTCACGTCAACTCCGGGTATGTTTGGACCTTGGCTAACTGGTACAGTAGTGCTACTAGCAGGGGATAAAGAGTAAACAGGAGCGTATGGTGGGGAACTTGGTGTACCGTTTCTTGCACTTGGAACATCACTTGTGAACATACCATATTTACCGCCAGAAGTAGCCCTGTAAAAGTTTGAGTTTATTTGAGGGCTTCCTCCTTTCAAAGCCACATAAGGTCTGAACATCTGACTATGCTTGTAATCAAGTCCGAATGCAGGTCTATACAAGAACTGTATATTACTATCTGCATAATTGATGTTTTCAAGAATAGGATTGTGGTTTTCATCTTGGTAAGGGTTAGATGATTCTACAATGAAAGATGCACCTATGGCATACTTCTGAGAAAGATAACTCTCAACTTCATGTATCTCACTGGTGGTCAAGGCTCTATTATACATAATGATTTCAGCAATTTGACCTGTTAGTTTGAAAGCACTAGGGGCTAGACCTACCGTAGTGCTTTGTGTAGCAGTCATTTTGTGAAAGTTAGAAGAAGCAGCGGCTTCTTGAATACCGTTTACCCTTAATGTCTTTGATGCACTTGCTCCTGCCCCGTCTCCTCCGCTCAAAACAGATGTTACAATAGCAGGTTTGTTGGCGACCACGTCACTTGTACCTGTAAGGAAATGGAAGGCAGAACTTGTACCAGTAACAAATTGCCACCTGTCATCACCCGACCATTTAGCAAATACGTTGTAACCTTTGAAAGCACTATTATCACGAGACGAAATTATACCTTGCCAATTTGCACCCGGACCTGCTGATGCGGCCACGGTAAATATGGTAAACTGTGAAGGGTTCAAATCAGCAGTAAATGCCGCTGTCGCTAAAGAATCTCCTCCATCACAATCAACTACTGGTTTGTTATTGAAATCGGCATCAGATACTCGATAAGTTGGTTTAGCACTAGCAGTACCTTGAACAAATTCATGACCATTACCACTTTCGTCAACCCAAGAAGCAATACTATCCCCATCTGACAATTCTAAACTATCGGCTTTGAGCCAAAGGGCCATACCGCTTGTAGGCAGAGCCCTTCCCCAATCCTTGACATTAAGGTTACCAGCATGCTTGCTCCAATCCATAACGTATGTGCCTCCGAGTGGCCACATAGCGTGAGCATTAGAGTGCTTGACGACACCAGTCACAGGTTGTGCACTCCAATCTAGTGCAGTCATATCCAAATCTTTGAGAGTACGACTACCTGAATTGTAAGCACCTCTGATATTTGTTCTTTGACCTACCTCTCTGTCAGTGTGTAAACTGGCTGCTTCGGTAGACATGACAACGTACTCTCTGCTTACACCATCGTTCAATTCAGCAATAGTGTCTACGTCGAGACCAAGTCTGACATCATCTCTTGATACAGGTTCAGCACCTCTTGTATCAGCGTTTACTGTCTCCAGTCCTTCACCGACATGAGCACTCGGTTTGAGTAATCCATCTTCGCTGTTGAGGTCAACTCTGTCACTGATACCTCTTTCGATTTCACCCACTTGTAACACTTCGTTACTTGGTCGAACTAGCCCTTGTCCAAGCACAGGCTCTGCTGTACTGTGAGACAAAACTAATCCAGTGGCGTCGTGGTTTTCACTGACGGCCATAAGTAGACTCTCATTGAAAACAGTTGGCCAGCGTACACCTCGACCATCTCCCCTGTCACCTACACGGAGCATACCTGCTGGGTTGAACCAGTCTGCGGTGCCCATGTTTGTTTCACCGTTGTTGGTAGTGTTAGTAACGCCACTATACCTGTCTGTACCGTCACCACCAAACAAATCATTAGCGGCTGGTCGATGAGCAATATTTGTATCAGCGTAAGCGTCTTCTGGGTCCCAAGAAGGTCTGAGTCCAAAGCCACGAACAGGGAAACGCCTGACATCTTCACCACGAGTGTTACCCCACCAGTCAACCATGTAGTATCGCTGAGCCTGTGCTAAATCTTCGACTGCTCTTCCAGTATTGTCGTTGGGGAACAAACGTGTTACTGTAGAGGCATTCCTC